AGTTAATATTTTTTCCAGCGGATCTGTTGCATTATGTTCCATTTCATAGATGTGATGAACCACGAATATCTGTAGCGTTTAACGTCCACTTAGAAACTAAATAATTCGTTTGCAAAAGCGAACGAACTCCTGTATAATTACCTCATTAACATAACAAACATGGATCTTCCTATCAATGATAAAGAACTCGCTACAATTGTGGGTGCTCTCCGACTTGGAGGAGACACTTCTCTTTATCAAAAACTAAATATTATCAAACAAATCCGCGAGGAGAATCCTGGCGGTCCATATAAAAAAATTGCTAGAGAGAAGTTTGGTTTTATTATCTAATGTTTTTTGAAAAAGTGAGTCTGGTTACGGGGGGATTTGATCCTATTCATAGTGGGCATATATCCTACTTTAAGAGAGCGAAAGATTTTTCTGATTATCTTATCGTAGGTTTGAATACCAATGAATGGTTGACCGCAAAAAAAGGTCAATACTTTTTATCCTGGGTTGAGCGTGCAGAGATTGTACGTCATCTTAACATGGTTGATGCAGTGGTTACTGTTCCAGACGATGATGTTGGTTCTGCATGTGGTGCAATTGCCAAATGTTTAGAGATTGCAGAGACTGTTGTATTTTGCAATGGTGGAGATCGTGCATCTGGTAATACACCAGAACTTGAGATGTATGGTGATAACCCCCGAGTCCAGTTTGAATTTGGGGTTGGCGGGGATGATAAAATGAATAGTAGTTCTTGGATCCTTCGAGGATACTTTGATCGTCAACGTGCATTATTGGGTATCTGATGACTTTCACAGTTTATGATAATGCGGTTCCTTATAATAACCGAAGCGAAATTTTTTATTTTTCCCTAAAATCAAAACTATCTTTAGGATGGAAAGATCATGATTTTCACGAACTTGGACATGTAAATCTTTTTAGTGAATGGGGTGAAGATGGTCTGGTCAGATCTACACTGTGGAAATATATTGAAGAGTGTATCAATCAAACTTCGTGGTTTACTAACTCTAAAATTTCCAGATGTGTATTAAATCTGGTTCGATCAAATGATATTCATCTGATCCACAGTCATGGGTCCCAACAAGTCGCTTTATACTATGTAAATCTTGAGTGGAGGGATGGATGGTATGGCGAAACCTTATTTTATGATGAAAACAATACAGATGTAGTGTTTACATCTACGTATGTTCCTGGTAGGATAATATTATTTGATGGAAGCATTCCCCACTCTATTCGACCTCAGTCAAGTGTAGGTCCAAAATACAGATTCACTATTTCTACATTTTTTGATTAAACTATGGATTTTCTAAAAGATATCGTAAAGGAGATTGGCGGTGAGTACACACAACTCGCAAGAGACATCGACGACCAAGAAACTTACGTGGACACGGGTTCGTACATCTTTAACGGACTTTGTTCAGGTAGCATATTTGGTGGTTTTTCTGGGAATAAGATTACTGCCATTGCTGGTGAGTCTTCTACTGGGAAGACTTTCTTTGCTCTCGCCGTTGTCAAAAACTTTCTTGATTCTAATCCCGATGGTTATTGTCTATATTTTGACACTGAAGCCGCTATTAATAAGTCTCTTCTCGCAGATCGGGGCATCGATCTTGACCGGTTAGTAGTAGTTAATGTTGTTACTATTGAAGACTTCCGTGGTAAGGCCTTGAAAGCGGTGGATCTATACTTAAAGAAACCTGAAGAAGATCGTGCTCCCTGCATGTTTGTGTTAGACTCTCTAGGTATGCTTTCCACAGAGAAAGAGATCACCGACGCACTCAACGACAAACAAGTTCGAGACATGACCAAATCACAACTGGTCAAAGGTGCGTTCCGCATGATCACTCTCAAACTAGGTCAAGCAAACATCCCCATGATCGTTACCAACCACACTTATGATGTCATCGGTGCTTATGTCCCAACTAAAGAAATGGGAGGAGGTAGTGGACTCAAGTATGCTGCTTCTACAATCATCCATCTCAGCAAAAAGAAAGAGAAGGATGGAACGGAAGTCATTGGAAATCTTATCAAAGCTAAGACTGCTAAGTCTCGTATAAGTAAGGAGAACAAAGATGTTACAGTGCGTCTGTATTACGATGAGCGTGGTCTTGATAGATATTATGGTCTTCTTGAGTTGGGTGAACTGGGAGGTCTCTGGAAGAACGTTGCAGGTCGTTATGAGATAGGCGGCAAGAAAGTCTATGCAAAGGCGATTCTCAAGGATCCCGAACAATACTTTACTCCCGAAGTCATGGAGCAACTTGATGAAATTGCAAAACAAGTGTTTAGTTACGGGTGATTTTATCAAACTGTATGAAGACGCCTTGGGTGAAAAAGAGTGTGATACTCTGATTCAGTTTTTTGAACAGAGTCATGCGAAAGAGATAGTAAAGAATGGTGGAACTCCAAACTTTACTCAACTGAATATTAATAAAAGTAATCCACAACTAATTGCACAGTTATCACTGATTACTCAAACCATTCTATCTCTTTACAAAACGGAACTATCAGACTACACTAAATGGTATCCGCAAAGACTTTTCCTGGAGGAGTTTCGTGTAAAGAAATATCATGCCAGAACTAAAGATAGATTTGATCCACACGTTGATGTTCAGGATCATGCCTCTGCAAGAAGGTATCTTGCATTTCTCTTCTACCTTAATGAAGATTTTATTGGTGGAGAAACTGATTTTCTTCACCATAGTAGAAAGATTACCCCAAAGACGGGTTCAGTTATAGTCTTTCCTCCAACTTGGCAGTATCCTCATGCAGGTTTAAAAGTCAAGAAAGGAGTCAAATATATTATGTCAACTTACTGTCACTACTATTGATGAACGAACGAATAGAAACTACAATTCTAAGGAGTCTTGCATATAACGAGGAGTATTCTAGAAAGGTTTTGCCTTTTATTAGATCTGAGTATTTTACTGACTATACTGAGAAAGTAGTTTTTGAGGAGATCTGTAAGTTTATCTTCAAGTATAATAAACTTCCTAATCAAGAAGTACTTCGTGTTGAAGTTGATGGTCGTTCTGACCTCAATGAAAACTCTTATAAAGAGGTTACTGATTACGTAGATAACTTAGAAACAAGTGTACTGGACTTCACTTGGTTGAATGACATTACTGAGAAGTGGTGTAGGGATAAGGCGATTTATCTTGCTCTGATGGAGTCTATCTCCATTGTGGATGGTAATGATGAAAAGAAAACTAAGGATGCAATTCCTGCAATCCTTTCCGATGCTCTTGCAGTTTCCTTTGATAATCACGTTGGACATGATTATCTAAATGATTATGAAGAACGATATGAGTTCTATCATCAGACTGAGGAAAAGATTCCATTCGACTTAGACTTCTTCAACAAAATTACAAAGGGAGGCCTTTGTAATAAGTCTCTTAACATTGCTCTTGCAGGCACTGGAGTGGGCAAGTCTCTCTTTATGTGTCATGTTGCAGCTTCCTGTTTATTGCAGAATAAGAATGTTCTGTACATTACGATGGAAATGGCTGAGGAAAAGATTGCGGAACGTATTGACGCAAATCTTCTGAACGTGAATATTCAGGAGATGACGAACATGCCTAAGTCAATGTTTGCAAACAAAATAGGTAAACTTGCACAAAAAACTCAAGGTCAACTTATAATTAAAGAGTATCCAACTGCAAGTGCTCATAGTGGACATTTTAAAGCACTTCTTAATGAACTTGCACTTAAGAAGTCATTTAGACCTGATATTATTTTCATTGATTACCTTAATATATGTGCTTCCTCGCGATATCGCGCTGGCAGCAATGTCAATTCATATACAACTATTAAGTCTATTGCAGAAGAGCTTAGAGGATTGGCTGTCGAAACCAAGATCCCTATCGTATCTGCCACCCAGACCACTCGTTCTGGTTATGGTAGCTCTGACGTTGAGCTTACTGACACTTCTGAGTCCTTTGGTCTCCCTGCTACTGCTGATCTTATGTTTGCCCTTATTTCAACTGAGGAACTTGAATCCTTAGGACAGATAATGGTGAAACAATTGAAGAATAGATATAATGATCCTACTCTGAATAAGAGATTTGTTGTGGGTATCGATCGTGCTAAGATGAGATTGTACGATTGTGAGCAATCTGCTCAGAATGATATTCTAGATAGTGGTCAAGATGAAGAGTATACTTCCCAAGAGAAGAGTTCTGGTCCTAGGAAATCCTTTGAAGGATTCAAATTCTGATGAAATTAAAAAAGGATGTCATCATTAATGATGAACCTCAATCTATTGATTGGCATAAAACCTTTTTCTTAGAAAGATATCTTGAAAAAGTAAATCCTCTTGACTTTAAGAACATCATTGAACTTGGTGCGTATGATTGCAAAGAGTCTCTAACTTTTACAAGACTTTTTCCGAATGCACATATTACATCATTTGAGTGTAATCCAATTACTCTACCGATTTGTAGAGAGAATTGTACAAAGTCGGATCGCATTACGTTGATAGAAAAAATGGTTACTGACAACCCAGAAGATAATAGATTTTATATCTGTGGAGGGGGACAATCTTCAATGCTTATCCCATATCAAGAACACAAAATAACTTGGGTTCCTTCTATATCAATGAATGAATACTTGAATGATGATTCTATTGACCTGGTTTGGATAGATGTTCAGGGAGCAGAAACAAATGTTCTTCGTAGTTTTGGTGACAAACTGAATAACATTAGAACAATCTATTGTGAAGTGAACATCAAATCAAATAGATACGCTGGCAACTCCACACTAAAAACAGTAACCGAACTTCTTTCCAATTTCACTATCTCAGACTATATGCACCTCAATGAGAATGAAGTACATGCCATCTTTGAATCAAAAACTTGACTTTGTACAAGAAGGGAAGTATAATAACGAGGAAAGACCTAAGAAATCATTTGAGGGATTTGAATTTTCATGACCGTAAATACTGATGCATATCTTGAGTTTGTAAATGCTGTTACATCTCAATCTAGTAAAGATGCTAATGCCTTTGAGAATCGCATTCAAGAACTTCGTGGGGAAGGATTTGAGACACACCGACTTCTTACTGCTGCTGTAGGAATGTCTGCTGAGGCAGGTGAGTTTACTGAGATTGTAAAGAAGATTATCTTCCAAGGTAAACCCGTAAACGAAGAGAACATGTTTCACCTAAAACGTGAACTCGGTGACATCATGTGGTATGTTGCTCAGGCATGTATGGGTCTTAATGTTTCTCTCGACGAAGTTATTGAGATGAACGTAGACAAACTCAAAGCACGATACCCTGGTGGAGAGTTTGATGTTCATCATTCTGAAAACCGTAAAGAAGGAGATGTGTGAATAATCTCAAAATCCCCTTTGCTATCGTATCTTTCCTGTTAGTTCAGGGTGCGGGTGCAGTGTGGTGGTCCTCACAAATTGATGGACGAGTCGGAACTCTTGAAGAAGAGAGTCTGAATATTGCCAGAGAAAATCGTAGATACATTGAGCAAGTGATTCAACCTTCCTATGGAATCAGTAGTTCCTGGAAGAATCAATACCATGATGAGTGGGTTTTGAAAGGAGGATGGAAATGATCAGTCTGGAAATAGATAGACGTGACGCAATTATTCTACGTCATCATCTTTTCTTATATACAAAAGATCATCCTGGTTTCTTCTCTGATGAAGGTATTCTAAAGATCAGAGAGATTTCACAACAAATAGACAAACAAATGGAGAATACAGAGGAATAAAATAAATAACCCCGTAAGGGGTATTTTTTTATGGCAAAGTTAAACGAAGGAGACGTAATGGAAGGCATCTTTGCTATTTCTCTTGCGGAACTATTTGCCTGGGGAACTATTTCAAAAACTCGTGTTAATAATATAAGGAGAAGAGTAGACGCAAGTTTATTCAGAAGTGGTAGATATAAAACTCAAATCAGAAAATTTAGAGACGGTAATCCAGAAGATAAGATTGAAGTCAATCTTGAGATGAGGATGAAGTATGAATCTACAAACATGGCGTTTGGTGAATCATATTCTTTACTATACGAAAAGAGTACCGACGTTGGAAACCTTGATAGAAAGATAGACCAATTAATAAAATACACAAAAACAAACTATCGTAAGATAGTTGAAAATGTGAAAAGAAAATATCTTGACAATGATAAGTCAGATAACGTTGTAATTACAATTATTGCAGATGGTATTGCTGGTGAATCTTCTGGCGGTATGATCAAAGGAGACTTAGAAGTCATAGTGGATATTAATGGTATCAAGGCAATGAACCAGAATCTAAATTTTTCATTGAAATCTGGTAGTAAAACTCTTGCCAATTTGAGTCCTTACAATGGTATGATGGATATCCTTAAGAGATTTGGTACTCAGGTTTCAGATCCTGAGATGTATTCTTCTACTCTTGGGGGAACTCTTGCACAAGCAAGAACCCCCGCAGAGAAAAAGATGAAAGTCGATCTAATTAAACAACTCTATAAGGAAGTGTTGACTAAAATAAAAAGTCAACAAATACAAAGTGGATTTAAACAACAAGCATTTCAACTTTTTAGAGATGTAACTTTTGGTGATGACCTTGCGGATGTTGTTGATATTGACAAAACAAAGATTAAAGAAATGACAGTTGACTATATCAATGAGTTAGAACAAAAAGTTACTGGATTTTCTGTTGATGAAAATAAATCTGGAAATTTATTATTCAAGATTATGCCTCAAAATCAAGTATTGTTTCAATTAAGATTTAAAAATAGATCCGAAACAGTTAATGGTGAATTTAAAATTAAAGAACTAAAGTTTTATGTTGAGGCAGGACCTGCTGCTTATATTCCTAAATAACTACAGGTCACAGTGCACTGACTCGAACATAATGAAATCATTTTCCCAATTCCTCAAAGAAGCCGTAGAAACTTCTGCGTCTGCTCAAGCGAAGAGACTTGGGTTGGAAGGTGATGGTCATGGAGACTGGTATGACAAAGATGGAACTCTTGCCGCTAAAACTGTTAGTGGTAAGTTAAAATTCTTTGGACAAGGTAAAAAGTCTAAAGATGAGAATTCTAGTGTAAAGACTCAAAAACCTACAACATCTAAACCAGATACTAAGAAATCGATACCAACTAAGACTCAATCGAAAAAAGTATCTCCAGAAAAATCTGGAGATGCAGAGGAATCGCAAGAAAAATCAGAGTCTAATGGTGTCATTATTGTTTTTGGTAGGTTCAATCCTCCGACAATCGGACACGAAAAGTTACTCAATAAAGCTGCACAAGAAGCAGAAAAAAATGGATACGAACTGAGAATCTATCCTTCGAGAAGTCAAGATAAGAAAAAGAATCCTCTAGACGCAACTGCTAAGATTGATTATATGCGTCAGATGTTCCCCAAGTATGCAGGGAATATTGTTGATAATGCAAACTCCAAGACTATTTTTAATGTAATGATTGGAGCAAATGAAGAAGGTCATAAGAATATGAAGATTATGGTTGGTGCTGACCGTCTTGGCGAGTTCCAAGGTCTAAGTCACAAGTACAATGGTGAACTTTATAACTATGATAACCTGGAAGTAGTTTCTGCAGGAGATAGAGATCCTGATGCAGAGGGTGCGGAGGGTATGTCTGCATCAAAACTTAGACTCGCAGCGAGTGGAGGAGACTTCAAATCTTTTGCTAAGGGTGTCCCAAACACACTGAATAATCAGAAAAAAATGGAACTCTACAACACTCTTCGTAAGAGTATGGGCATTAGTGAAGATTGGGAGATTGCTCCAAAATTTTGTGAAGATACTCTAAGGAATCGTTACATCAAAGAAGACATTTATTCCATCGGTACTATTGTAGAAAATATTAACACTGGATTGACAGGGAAAGTTCTTAGAAGAGGAACCAATTACGTTATTGCAGTCACTGAAGGTGATGTAATGTTCAAGTCTTGGTTGAGAGATTTGATTGAACACAATGATAAACCTCATGAAATTGCAACAGACGAGTATCGGGAGTATCTTCAGGGGTTGACTCCTGGCCAAAAAATTGCCAGATATAATAAGACTAGAGTCCTTGACACCATGACTAAAAAGAAATCTGATAAATAAACCATAGGCAGTCTTAGATTTTAGATACATGAAAAGTTGGAATAGTTTTTCAAATCAACTTACCGAAAAAAAATCTCCTAAAGATTACGATGGAGACGGTGTAGTTGAAACTGGTTCTAAAGAACACGCTGGAGTAGTTCACAACGCTATTCAACGTGCTAAGGGTAAGAAGGCAGACGGCAAAGATACTCGGAAGGAAGAAGTAGAAAATATTGACGAAACTGCACTTGGTGATAAAGCAAGAGCAAAAGCAGTTGAAATGGGACGTAAGAGACGCAGCACCAAAGAGTATAAAGCAGGTGGTGCAAGAGGCACTGGTAAGAATGAAAGAGCCGCATATGATCTTGCTAATGCTCAACAAAGCACTAATGCTGACTTAGGTAGTCAGAAAAGAACTGATAAATCTTCTGGTATGCGGGGTCATCAGAATAAATCTGTTAAGAAGACTGGATCATATGATTACGGTGCCGTCTTAGATAAGAAAGATCCTAAGAAGAACCCTAAGCATACTGCTAATAAGAAGACTACGAAAGAAGAAGTTCAACAAGTTGATGAATTTGTTGGTGGCAAACCTGGAGACGGATATATTGGACATCCTAATCTAGATATCAAAAACCCACTTGCTAAGAAACAAGTTAAGGGTCCCACTGGAAATCAAGGACTTGCTGGTAAACTTGGTGATAGAAAGATGAGAATTGATAGGATGACTAATAAAATGCTCAATCAATCTCTTGAACTAGAAGGTGAACTGGTTGACGAAAATATCGGTAGTGCTGTAGGTGGAGCACTCGAAAAGGGTGCAAACTTCATGAAGAGAAACCCAGTAGGTAAAACAATCCGTAGTGTTTTGAAACCAGTTGGTTCTGGCGCGGGAACTGCAAGACCATCTGTAAGGACTCAAGATACAATTCGCAAGAATCAGGCGGGAATGGAATCTGTCGAACATCAAGGCGAAGTGGTTGACGAGGGTAAGAAAGAACTCGATAGAGAAAAGAGAAACAAGATGTTCCGCCGTGCTGGTAATCTTTCCAGAGAGGCACTTAAGGGTGGTGACAAAGGAACTGAGGCAGGTAAGAAGTCTGCGAAGATCGTCAAGGCTATCAACAAAGATAATGAGGGTAAAGATAGAAACGATGTTAAAGAGGGTTATGGCGAACCCGATGAGAAGTTGGTGACTGGACGTAAGATGTTTACTATTCCTGATGCGGAGAAATCTGCAGCAG